TTGAAAGACAACGCAATCCGCCTATCGAGTCAAGATTGTCTTCAGCATTCGGTCCAGGACACCACGCCCCCCAGCGAGAAAGCGCCCCGGGGGCGATGCCAAGCTCGCCTTGTTGTCGCGGATTAAGCTAAGAGCTTCCTCCTTCGGCAAGTCTACCTCCCCAATTTCCCTAGGGCCAATTGAAGTATCTAGCTTCTCTTTTAATTTAACTCTCATATTTATATTTTACCTCATCTTTCGAAGCCGGTCAAAAAAAAGAGGGGTGCAAGGAAATACCCCTGCACCCCTCCAGACACTAAGTCTAAATTAGACTTAGTTTTTAGTTGCCGCCGTTACCGACAGCCAGTCGCGAGAAGGCCCCTGTAATCAGGGTCTTCATTGCGATACGCTCACGGACACGAAGCGCCAGGTTACCATGCTCATAGTAAACCTGATCCGACCAATCAATGGTCATCTGCTTGCGATCACCGAAGGCAAACTTGCTGAAGTCGCCGAACACAGCGAAAATTGCGCTCGCTGCGCTAGTCGGCATTGTCTCCGTCAGGTAAGCAGGGCGACCCAAGAGGATCGAAGCCTGCGCCTGCTGCGAGACCGGCTCGTTGGGCTGAGCTGCGCCCGTAGCCGGGCCACCACCGTACCATGCCGAAGCATAGATCGGGCGACCGTTGGAGTCCTTCAAGTTCACACACTCTTTAAAAGCATCAGGGTGCATGATGAAGGTTCCTTTGTGGATAACCTTGGGATCTGCGGTATACTGCAGGTTAACAAGGTCAGAGTGAGAAACGCTGCCAAAGGCCTGGCCATCGTTGCCAAACTCGACGGAGGTAATGTTGCTGTCAGAGGCAACGCCAGTGAAGGGAGAAGAAGAATTGAAAGCCTGCTTGTTCTCTTCCTTACCAACCGCTTCCGCAAACATCTGAGCGAAGAAGGGCTCAAGGGCAACAATGGAATCTTCGTCCAGCTCAGCCGAAACTTCGTCAATCGCCATCAGCGTTTTGCTGGAAAGCGTCGGGTTGTCGAACACGACCGAAGTTTTGGTCGCCTGCGCAGCGCCCTGATCAGCGAGCCAAGAAACGGAAGGCCCACTGGATCGGGTTGGCATCACCATCGTGTTGGAGGACATCGGCACAATCGTAGCAATGTTACGAATGATCGAAGCCTCCTCTACAATGCGAGCAACCTTGTCATAGGTGATCTGCGGCACAAGGACGCCGCCCCCGGTGGTCGCATCGCCATCGTTACCAGCAGCTCCGCCCGCACGACCGTAGTGCTTGAGCCGCCATGCGCTAGAAATTGTGCTGCCAAACTCACGAAGGGCCGAATCTTTGCCCGGAGTCTCCGCCGCGAACACCTTCTGCCCTTGGGGCAGCTCTTTATCAAGCTGGTCACAACGAGCCGAAAGACGCTCAATAGCCCCTTTGAGATCGTCAACATCACTACCTACATCGCCCAGTTCCTTAGTACGAGCGGAAATCCCCTCAAGGACCTCCATCATGGTGTGAAGATTTTCGTCTTCGCCGCCACGAATAATTACATTTTTTTCTGAAGCCATTTTAATTATCCTTTCAATTGATAAATGGTTTGATCTTTATTTGTCTTATCTTCTAAGTCTAAATGAACTTGACGGTGTATTCGCTGCAGCTAAAGCTGCCGATTACCAGCCAATTGCAATTTATAACAATTTTATAAAACTGTCAAATTTATCACTTATGAGATTTGACCCGCCTAACAAGCTCCTTAAGATAGTCCGACTTAACTTCATGCTTCTCAACTTTGCTTGAGGGCTTTCCGCCAAGTGCAGCTAGAATATCTTGCGCCCGGCCATGCACGGACTCCGATGAGATCCCCGGAGTTTTTTCCGGCTCAACCAGACCTAGATTTTTCTTAATAAGAGCAGCCATATCTGCTGCTCGAGCCCAGTCCAGCCCTGCCTCAACTGAATCCTCCGAAACGCTCATCTTAGCTTCGTCTGCCTCTGGAGCTTCACCGTCCATCGGCTCATCGTCAATCTTTTCAACGCTGTCGCGCTCCTCCATCAGCTTATCAATCTCCGTAACCACATCCTTCAAAACATCTCGGCATCGGCCCAAGCGGTCTTTGTTTTCGCGAGACATTTTTGCCCCAATCCTCGTTTCAGCTTCTTCCTCCGCCGAATGAACATATGGCGCGTCTGCTGAAACCAGTTGATCGAGCAAAAGCTCCGCGTCGGTCTTCTCGGCTGGAGCATCTTCGCTTGAGCGCTCTTCTTCGGCAGAGCAATCCTCAGCCGCGCCAGTTTCATCTTCGCCGCAAGCCTCTCCCGACCGCCCGCCATCTTCATCAAGAGCCACGACTTCCATGACTGCGGAAACAATTTTTGTAGTGAAGTCCTTACTTGCTTCCTGCAACACGTAGACTAGCTTTTCTTTTACGCTGTCCCCGTCGTCCATCCCCCCGCGCTCTTCGTCTTCTTCGTCTTCTTCGCCCTCTTCGCCCTCTTCGCCCTCTTTATCTTCCTCAGTTTCAACGTGCTCTGGGGCATGAGGCCGAGACTCTTCTGTTTCAATTTCGTCTCGGGCTTCAGCGGCTTCTATCGTTTCTTCCGGGGCAGAAACTTCGGCCCGCGCGTCGCCTCGCAACTCAGATTCAACCTTGCCGGAAACTTCAACTTCTTCGCTAAGGTCGGCTTCGCATCCTCGGCCTATCTTATTTCCTGAGGCTCGTTGCTCAACGCCTTCTGCCACAATTGGATCAATGATATCTTCTTCAACATTCACAATAGTCACCTCTTTGTCCGAAACGGCTCCTGCGGAATGCTCTTGATTGGTAAGCCGATAAGAAAGATTTAAGTTGTCTTTAGACTTACGGTTAGCCACAAGCCTTTCCATGTCCTCGGAGGAAAGCACTCCGCGTTGTACTGCTTCAATTAAAGCATTCGGGTCAGATGGCACAGGGACAGCCGAAAATTCAAGCAAGTCATTTTCTAAGAAGTCGTAACCAACGGCATACCCGTTCTTGTCTACGATTGTTTCATACTTCAAAGGGATCCAACCGATTGATCCGGCTCGAAGGAAGCCCTCTTCGTACATCTTCCGAACCTTGTCGGCGAATGGGTAAAGGTCTTCCGAACAAAACTGACTCCAAAGGCGGAGAACAGGTTCTCCATCTACTTTGTCCACTTTCCAATCAACGTGCTTTCCAATGGGGAGAGAGCTGTAATCGTGGCACCACAAGAATTGTGGATTTTTGGCAAAGTTATCAAAAGACCAACCATCGTTACGGACACGGTTCCCGTCCCGTTTAACCCCTTCAGTAGAAGCAATAAACTGGACTACGCCCTTGCCCATGTCTGGCTCGGCTTGAGCGTGCTTGATGGTAATCCCCCTTTCAAGCAAAACTTTCTTGTTGTTGTCCAAGTCAATTGACAGGTCGCCAGATGGCGCCGCAATCCCCAAGTCCTCAACTAAGTTTGCCCGACTAAACTCCGAAGGCTCCCCTCCTGGCTTCATTTGACCACCCATCTCAGACTGGCTATTGTTCATAGTAGCGGATTTTCCCGACATAATTTCACCCATTTCGTATTGAGCAAAGGCTCAATGTTCACTTTTCAATAATTTTAAAGGCTAAACAAGCAAATTGCTAGGCTTCTGGGGCCGCCGCAATCAAGCAGCTACACCCAATATTCTGATCTTCACTTTCCCCACCTTCGCCTGGGTGAATCAGCCCAGTTTGAAAACTTTCCCCAACCTTGGCAGAACCGACTATTGGTCCATGATTCCGGCAAAGACCAGAAAGCCACTCGACCTTGCTTACGCTGCCTTCTTTTTCCAAAAAGCGATATCGTGCAAAATTACTGGCTGCAAAAACTTCTGTTCTTGAAACCATTTTCGATCTTCCAATAATAATATTGTAAGTTTGCCTAACTCTTTTCTGGACTTCCTCCAACGACTCTCCAAGCGAAAGTCCTGAACTAATCTCTTGCTCGACTAAATCCTTCGCCTCTTCGCAAAGACTCGTCAGAGAATCGTAGCGTTCCGCGCAATATCTTGTCGCGCTTGATATGACCAGCTCCCCCTCCACGGGGGTGATGCCCTCAATTTCCTTAACCCCGGAGAAAGCTGAAATATTGCCCTCGCTGTAACTAGATATCAGAAAAGGCACTATCGCCTCAGCAAATGCGGATGAGTCAATTTCTCTAACCGCTTTATTTACCGAAGCTAAATCTTCAGGCTCCGCCCTAGCCACCGCCTTCAAGACCGAAGCCCTCTGCTTCAAGAAGAGTCGCCTCATCTTGTTAGTACATTTTATCTCGATTTGCTGCGCGCCCTTTGCCAAGACGGACCAGCGCAGAGACGCCGTTTCGGTCCCTTCCAATGATTTTGCGGGGGAATCCACAAGGTCTTCGCCAGACTCGCCCGAAGGAAGATGCACATCGTGATCAACTACATCCTGGGCAGGAACCATGTTCACGGGGACTAAATGCTCATCCCCCCAAGGTTCTTCCCTTAATCCAAGTTCCAGTCTTTCATTGATTTGGTTTATGCTGAACCCCATCTTTTGCAAATCCTGCCCAGCCTTAACTCTTTCATTGTAGTCAACTTGAAGGGCTGCAATGTTGGAGAAATCAAACTCGAGACTCAGCATATTGTCAACCTTGACAAGAAACTCTGAAGTTATAATTTCCTGAAGCTTCCTAGCTAGTGGAATTAGATTCTCTTCGTAAAACATCCTGCGCTGTATGGTGATGCTAGCTTCGCTGGTTGCGCTAGTAGAGTCATCGTTCAAATACATCACAGGAACATTGTAGGCTCGTGCAATGTCCATCAAATTCCACCGGCGAGCTTCAAGGAACTCCATTTCTTTCTGGCTTGTTCCCGTTGGTTGGAACGTCCAATCTGAATTAGTAACCGCAAGCCGCGAGGATGCCCTTGGGGAACCATAGGTTCGATACCAGCTCTGCCGGATCTCCTCCTTCATCTCCTCCGTTAACTTTCCTGGTCCCTTATAGGATAAAATTCCAGAAGGAAGGCCCCCATTTTTCATTACACTTCTATTGTAAACAGCTGCTGCAAAATCAGTATCCACCGCCAAGCTAGCGATAGAGGAGGGACCAATCCCCATAATTGGATCTTGCGGATTTGCCGCATACTTGACGTGGATTACATCAGAGCTTTCGATATCTACCGTGTCGCGAGCGCCAGTTTTCAAACGCCATCCCTCTAAGTCATAAATACTAGCGCCCTTAATTGGGGATACCGACTCGGGAGGAAGCAGCATTAAGGATCTAGGTACGCCTTCGGAGTTTCTGCCGTCAAGATAAACGAAAGCATTCCCAGATATATGCAGCTGGGTAAGGAGCATGTTTATAAACTCAATTCTATTCTGAACCGAGTTGGGCTTGTTTAGCAAATTATAAACTTTGCCGTTATTAATCTCCCGCCCCCTGCGCATTAAGCGCAAAGGAACCCTACTAAGAGAGCTTGAGATAATATTAATACAGCGAAAGACTGCAATGTTTTGACTATATGGGTCTTGCACCCCGTGGTCAAAGGTACCTTGGCCTTGAAAAGGAAGATCGTCCCCACGCAAAAAAGCTTGGACTAAAGCGGCATCGGTCCGCTCTTCTTTTTGCTGTATCCCGAAAGTTTTTTTTATTTTTTCAAACATATTATAAGAATGATATGGAATCTTGTAGCGCGGCTTCTCCAAGGCCAATTTTTGTAGAACTTGCGAACGCTAATATAAATGCGTCGGCCCTGTCGGGACTACCTATCCCGCTCCTCCGCATTTCATCTTTTGTTAGAAGTCTTCTTTGTCTTGCCTTGCCTGTAAACCTATACTGCCTAATTTCCAATTGGTTAGCAAGAATCTCGTCTTCTATAATCGAACAAGATTGCACTACGTCCTTGCCGTCCTCCATCCAAAGCTCGCAGCCAAGGTTATAATAGTCATCGGGCATGTATGACCTTGAACCATTATGCACCCCTCGGACCATCCACCCTTGCTCCACGAGGGGGTCAACTACCCCCGAGCCCCCAAGCCCGGTTTCGTCCACCCGAAACTCAACGACATTCTGAGGGTCTTCCCAAGATTTAGCCCATTTGCCAGCTAGGGATATCGCCCGCCCTACTACTTGCGGCCCATCTGTTTTCGACTCGCAAACCATGTCGAGCATCTTCATACCCCGGCGTACTATATAAACAGTTTCGTCGGTCCCAAATCTTGAGACATCAATCCCTATGCAGATAGGCTGCTCAACGTCCTCTTCTACTTCGCGATCCATGGCTAGCTGGACTTCTTGGCGGCTAAAGACTGTGTCGTCAGTGCTCGACTGTGGGAACCTGCCAAACACTCGAGCTTGGACATAAGCCGAATCCTTGCCATACATCTCAATCCATCTTTCCCTAATGGCCCTAACCTCGGGAGTGCCCGAAGTCCTAGACGAATCCAAGTAGCTAACGTGCTGCTTGTACCATCCGTCGCCAAACCTTTGATCTAAGAATATTTTCGCAAACCTTCCAGTTCGGCGAAGGGGGTTCCCAATTACCAGCATTTTTCTTCGGGGGGTATTTGCGCTGCCCTCAAGGGCATCAAAGTTCGCATCATCTACGCCTGAGGCTTCATCAACAACAGCCAATGTGTCGTCGGCATATTTACCGGCCAAGCCCTCAGCCTGGGCATTCCCGCCTCCTGCTGAATACTTTTTCGAGGTTGTTCTGGCTACAGCGAACCATTCCTCTTCAGCGCCCTTGGCTGCAATTTTAGTCATCCCAAACATGAACAACTCTTGGATTAACTTAGAACGCCGCTGAAGCCGGGACATCTCACCCCATAGGTTGTCCGTTAACGTTTCTTTTTTTACTGCCGTGCAAATAACTTTTGGGTAATCATGGGTGCATAGGAACCACCATATTAAGTTCGCAGCTAGGAAATCTTTTCCAACTCCAGTGCAACCCGCAATCGCTACCTTTTGATTATTTGCGGTCGCATCCATGGCTTCGATTTGCCACGGGTCTAGCTCGACATTGAATACGTCTTTGGCAAAAGCCGCAGGGTGGGTCCTGTACTGCTTCAGCCTTTCTCCGATCTCCCCGTTTATTCCATTCATTGAAAATGATTATTCAGAATTTTCTTCCGAATTACCAGTATCTTCGTCAGGGATTGAGTTCCCGTAGAACATGTTCGCTAAAGATATCTCTACGGGCCCGCCCTCTCCCCCGGAAATTTCCTTACGCCTAGGCGCACAATGTGAGACTAAATTCTTAAGGGCATCGAACCCAAACTTCTTATGCCATTCATGATCCGGGTCATTTGCGACTTGCCAAAGCATGGCCATCCCCTCTAAGGTATACCCATCAAGAGCTTCGGTTATCTCCTTAGGGCGGCGGCCCCCGGATCGACTTCCCGCTGCTGCTTTGTTTCCAGGCTTGAATTTAGTATCCTTCTTGCCCGCATTATCGGTTTCATTTGACATTTTATTTAATCCTTTTTTTCAACCTTAGGTAAGGCAAAATCAATATGGATTGGTCTGCCATTAAGCTCCTTGCCCTGAAGCTTGTTTCGCCAGCAGTCCTCCGGTTTATTCATCGTGTCTAAGGTAATGAATCCAAAGCCTTTCGGCTTATCCGTTTTTTTGTCTTTAATTATATTAATAACCGTGGGGCGTCCCACGTCCTTGAAGAATTTTCTGATTTCAAGTTCTTTGGTGTCGTAATCCAAGTTTGCAATAAATAGTCTAATTATAGGCATAGTAAATCCCCAACGTTATACTTGCTTATTTCCCTTGGGGAAACTAGCCCATGATAATATCACTTAATAAAAAAGAAAAAAAAAGAAGGCGAAAGCCTCCTTCTGCATCTTCTATAAGCATATCACAAACACGGCTATTAAAGAAGAAAGATATTCCTATCAAGTATGCAACAACTACTTGCTGGGCATGCAGGAAGACCGTTTCGGGATCCCTGGAGAAAGCTCACATCGAAGCATTCAGCAGGGGAGGCTCCGATCACCCCAGCAATTATTTGTTGTTATGCCACAACTGCCACACCACCCAGCCTGACGCGGCTCCACCTAATTACCAAATGGAGTGGCTTCATAATAGGCCTCAATTTTGGGAATCAAAATTTGAACCAAGCCCGTTCGCAAGCGAGTTCGAAAGAATGGCAGGAATCAAAATCGAAAAGCTATGCGATCTAATGATTGAAAAGCATGGGACCCAAGGGATGCTATCCGTATTCAAGAAGACCCTGAAGGGGGGCGCGTTGGATAAGGCGGGGATGACCACGGGGAACGCGATGGCGAACGCAGTTTGCGCGTTTGTTTCTATTTATCGCAGAGAATACCTAGCCAAGTAATTTTCACGCTCCTCACGATACTTCTCGCTCTGATTGGCACTGGCCCCTAGCAAGCCCAACTCTTCCGCAACTCGGTCGAGGCGAGCATCGATATTCCCAGACGCCGCTGTCCACAGGAACCCCTCAGATTTGGCCAAGGAGAAGCCCTCCATCCGGTTCAGCCCCCTGACCACCGTGCTGCGGCAAAGTCCCGTTAGGCGGCAAACCTGCGCGACCCTGACCCCATCTGACTGTAACAGGCACCCCAAAATAATAGCGGCGGCTGCCCCAAGCCCCCTCTTGCTCCCGTAGGAGTATCTGAAGGCATCGTGATCAAAATGTATCCCTGATGATACATCATACCCACACCCCTCATGGTTATTGCTTGTACTACAAGGTGAACCTAGTGTATCACGTAGGCCACCTTTTGAGCAGGATAGCTCCCAAGAGCTAGCGACCTTTTCTCGACCCACCGTGATCCGTTTCACTATCCCGAGTTCCTGAAGCTGCTTGTTCGCTCTGCTCACTGTGACAATGGAGCTAACGGAGGAGGCAACCGCCAACTGCCTAACGCTAGCGTTGTACTTGTAAGATCGTGCCCGACTGGCAACGTCTATGTGCGCCATGAAGATTTTTATTAGCGATATCTTTCTCCTGCCATTTATTTCTAATCTGGATATCTGATCACATATAGAAGAAGACCATTTTCTAATCTCTTCCAAATTGTTTGCAGTTATAAACCTGCTGGCCTTATCATAACTTAAGGACAGCCACCCCATAGCCCTTGAATGCCCTCGCTCCTTTATCCTCTTCTTAAGCGAGTTCCCACCTCTATTCTCAGACCTTGATAAAAGTTCGAAAATTTCCTCGAGAGTATAGCCGCTTAGATAGCACGAGTTTACTATGGCTTGCGTCAGCTCCGATCCGCTGCTGTATTGATTTTGATTTAATAGTCCATACTTAATTTTCATAAGCATATCACTAGGTAAATCTTTTTTTATAATAGACTTCCCTAAGAGCGCTAATGCTCTCTGGGGAGATCCTGGCTCAACCAGGGATACTGGTAAGCCTGCCCTATGCGGAGACAATGGGGGTCTTATGAAAGTATTAACCCTTAGCCATCTAGAAACACCCTTGGATGATAGGAAGTCTCTTATGTCTGTTTGTATTTCTTCGTCATCTATCCTGCAAAACAAGTGGAGATGCCCGACAGTGCCGCTAGCAACAATGACCGGCCTGCCCCCCAAGCCCCTAATATAACTAACAATTTCATCAAAGACTAAATTGAGATCCCCAGGCTCGTCAAAATCCAGAGTAACCACACCGGCATGTGGTCGGACAGCAAAGCATAGTTCGTCCCCGACTGCCGTATCGATGCTGTTGCAGAATTTGCCATTGTTGTTATCATCAATTAATAGTATCTTATCACATTCGCTAATTGCAAATGCTAAATCTCTTATTAGCGCTATTTCGCTACTTGATTGGACATGCCCCGCCATCGCACTCTACTCCCAAATCATCCTCGCCAACTTCATCAACTCTGCTTATGGGCGTAATTTTGCTCTTTAGCTTCTCGTACTCCTCCTTTGATATGGGCTCATATGGTGCCATCTCGAACCCATGGTCCGCATGGAGCAAGAAGGATACGGATTTAACCTTCTTGCCATAGTTCTCCTTTAACCAATCTTTGATACCGGGTAGTTCTTCTTTTTTGTAGTAAACAGTTACGCTTACTGCATTGTCGCTCCAGAGAGTTTGAGCTTTTACCACCCACTCCAATTGATCAATTGCCGTAAGGCTGCTTGCTAAAACTGTTCCCTCTGGATACTCGCATGGGAACTCTACTACGCAGAGCAAGGGGTTCTCTCGCCCATCAATTCCTCGGTCAAACTTAACGGGATACCCTAGTTCTCTGCAGATGTTTACTAGCGGGTCATGGGAGCCAATCCTAACTCGCCGGATAAAGTACCTAGAATAACCCGGGTGGATCCCCGGGGTAACAAATGGCAAAAGGCTAAGCGTGCCTGAGGGCTTAACTGTCGTGAGCTTGATTGATTTATTTATTCCTTTTTTCTTGGACCAAGATTCATCGAACTTCCTGAGGCTCTTGTAGCATCCATCAAGCCAGCCAATCTGTGATTTGGAAGACTGCAGCCACCCAGTTATGCCAAGCCCAAGTCTTCGGTTTCGATAACTTGTCTCCCTGGTCTTTGCGAACGGGAAATGCAGTGAGGTAATGGCTTTCTGTGTCTTGTAAAGAAGTTTGCTCAGGTCATAAAGTTCTTCTCTGGATTCAACCCTAGGCAAGAATATTTCGGACAGATTACAGTTCTCTCCATCCTCCAACCAAATTTCGCTGCACGGGTTTGTGCCTATTACTTTCGAATCGTTCACCTTCTCCCCGAGGCGACCGTACTGCCGTGCTAGCTTTCGGTTGAGGAGACCGTAAGGTTCCCCATTCCCCATGTAGCCATTCCATACTTCTTCAATAATCTCATCAAAGCTGTCTGCCAGAATTGAGTTATTGCTATTGGCTCTGTACGCAGGAATATTACCTTTGTCCCAACGCTTAGCCCGCAAAAACAGATAGTCATCCGGGTCCCCTGCCGCTATCTGCGCGGAGCGTCTTGCCGAACCAGCAACAACAATTTTCCCAATTACATTGCAGATATCAAGAGCATCAATGGACCGAATTTTCTTACCTTCTCGCATTGCTAATATTCCGCAAATATCATCAATGCCTTCAATGAGAACCTCAGGCCCACTCGCCGTTCCCCCGAATGTTTTGAGGGTTGCGCCCTTGCCGCGAATCAGAATCGTGGAGTAAGAGAAGGAGTCCCCTGTCTCGAAGAACGCCGTTAATACCTTGCTCAATAATGCAGCCCATCCCTGCCTGCTGTCAGGGACAATGAAATCAGCGTCATTAGTTTTCTTATGATTAATAACAACGGCGGTTTTAATTTTTTTAAATGAGTGTATACTTGACCGCTCAACCGAAAAGCCGACGCCGCCCCCTAACATGAGGTGCGTCATGAGAAATTCAAAGTCTTTTATATCCTCGATATTTGTGAAATAACAGTTGAGGAGCGATGGCCCGCCGAACTTATCGATCATGTTGGTACCGAGTTGCCAAAGCGCCCTTCCCGAGAAAGAGCCTTTTAGATTAAAAACATAATCGTAAAGCCGCTCAGCTTCCGCTTGGGAGTAGTCCGCCCCAATTGCCTGAGCGCCCTCTACGCACCGCGCAACGGTCTGCCACCATTCCTCCTTAATGCCAAGTTCTTCTATCTCCCTTGCGTATGTTCTTTTGTAGACCAAATACCCAAGGCCATTACCCCCAAAGGGTGGAGACTTCTGCGAATAACCGCCTAAAAACTTTTCTGAAAGAATGCTGCTTACCATTAGAAATCCCCTAAGTTAAAGAAGCAGTTCTGCCAACTGGGGCCTGGTAAGTCAATGTTGATTTGCCAACTGCAATTTGCCTGATGCATTTATTTTGTTTCTGAATCTGTTTGTATCGATATTAAGACGAGGTACCCTATGAGGTCAATCACTTGGTCCTCTCCTGAATCCTTCAGCCCCGTAGTTTTTATCCGCGAAAGCTTATCGTCACACCTCACCAAGAGCCCCTCTATCGGGCCTCCGTTGCTGAAAATTCTCAAAGGGGAAGTTGCGCTGTTCCCATACTTTTTATTTTTATCTATTAAGAGGGCCTTTATGCTGTCGCATTTTTCTGCAATCTTGTTTTGCATATCTGAATAATCTTCACCATGCTTACTTTGAATTTTCTTATAATATTCGGTGTTCCTTGAATCCGGCACTAGTTATACCTTCCTACTATGTTCTTAAGACGGGCACGCCCATGTGTCTCTTTTAATATAGATTCCCTTGCGGCATCGGATGATATCCCGAAAGCGTCACATATGTCGATGAAGCTATAACCAGGCATCGACTTAGAATCCCCCTTAAGCCAGCTAAGGGCTTCAACGTAAGCCTTCCCTTCCCCTAAGGCAAAGTCGCCGAGTGCATTTGCCAATACCGCGCTCCTTATGGAAAGCTCAGGCTTTTTCGCCGGATTGTATGGGGCCCTGTGGGCGGCGCAATGCTCATCGGCGGAGTAGACTATATTAAAGCCCTGCTTCCACTTTGGTAAAGGCTTTTTCTTCTCTTTATCTTTATCTTTTTTTTCTAGCTCTTGCATTTATTGACTACCCAAGTATCGGACTTATATTTTTGTTAATGCTAAATTTTGAAACCGGGAAGCCATCAAGCTTAATGGCATATATGAATAGTGAATGGAAAAGAAATTCCAAAGGAGAACTTCTATACGGAGGATTCCTTGTGGATAAAAAAATTCCATACGCTAATGATAATTACTATTTCTTGTTTGGCCCAGTTTCTTGTCGGGAGGATAGCTATGCTAACCCGAATAATTAATTTCCTTTACGGTAACCTTCGTGACGGTCGCAGCCTGCATTATCTCTTTGATTTGGATGATTTCCCCTAACCAACTTTGCCTATCCGCAGCGGTTAAAGACTCAAGCATCGGAAGGGAATGATTTAGCTCCTCTCTGAAAAAAACAGCTCTAGCCCTATTCTCCCCGTCTTCGTTTAGGCGATTACCCTTCCTCATTTTGACCGCGTCATCGTGGGTTCTCGCGATGTACCAAACCCCGGCTGGACTCTTTACCCGGATCGCTCTCCAGTCAGAAGCTAGATTCAATGTACTCATCATCATCCTCCTCTCCACCCCCGTCCCAAACGGGCTTTATGTACTCTGTTTTGTGATCGACAAATTTCTGGCCCGAATAAGAAAATGCCATATCAATCTTCCCTTCCGACCCCGACTCTGAACGACATTTCAATGAGTGGATTTCCGCCCGGCCCATCGTCGGATCTAGTTTGGCGATGTCCCTGTCTCGCCATACCACAAGAACATTATCTGCCACTTGGCTAATGAAACTTGACCCCCTAAAGTCCTCAATGCCAATAACTGGGTTTTCGTCTTGCTTCTTCCTGGGGTGCGCGACTACGTAGCAAGAAAGATCGCGCTCAATAGTCATCTGCTTTAGCGTTAGCATAGTGTTGTCAATTTCAATTCTTTCAGAATCGGCTCGATCATGCTTGAGCATGAAGTGAATGTGGTCCAAGATCACAGTCTTAACCTTGAGCCTCCTTCGAGCAAACTTTACGCACTCCGTAAACTCTTCCGTATGCATTTGGCCAAATACATTAATCACATACAGGGGTATCTCCGAGAATACTTTAACCACCTTGTCCAAGTCATCTATGCTCATGACTTTGCCCAAGTCATCTTCCCTCAAGCTCCACCACCGCCCTGAAACCATTTGAGCCATCTTTCGCATAATCGCAGGAATCGTTTGCTCGAAGCTCCCCAGCAGAACCGCTTCCCCTGTGGCCGCTATGTTCAGCGCAGTATTTAAGCAAAAGGTGCTCTTGCCGCTTCCTGTGTTCCCGGAGACGACAGTAACCTCTCCGGTGCGCCTTCCTCCGATAAGGTCGTCCAAGCTCGGGAATCCAGTAGTGGCGCCCCTGTCCCTTGGCCCATTTATAAAGCTGTCTCTAAACTCCTCAACAAATGAACTTATGTGGCGAATTGACTCTGGAGCTTCGCCCTCCGCATTCTCGATCCGATCCAGTGCTTCGGATAATTTCCCAGCCTTTGCGAAGTCGGTTATGTCCTTTGCCGTATTGCCAGTATCTCCTATGAGGACTCCCTCTGGCAGATTTGCAACTCGGCATCTGGCCTCGCCCAATGCCGATGCGAGCTTAGCTGCGCCCGTTCGCCCAGCCTCATCTTCATCAAAGCATATGACAATATCTTCAAAGGGCTCCACTGCATCCAAGAAATCCCCAACGCAGGACTGAGCACCATTCGGGACACTCACAACATTCTTTAAGCCGGATTGTGATAGGACCATACAGTCTTCTTCCCCTTCGACTATATAGACTGTCTCGTTGCCAGTAAGTAAATCAACATTAAATAGAGTGGATCTACTCTTGCCGCCCGTTCCCCCCGGTGGAGTCCACCGTGTTATGAACTTTGATCCATCCGCTTTTTTCTTTTTAAGCTTTATGGAAATAAGTTCCCCTTTTAGGTAGTAAGGAAAGGCTATGGCTCCATTACTCCTGTCGAAACCAATCTTGAATTTCGCTACGGTTTCCGGGAGCAGCTCTCGCCATTTGCAATAGGAGGACAGCGTGCTTTCGTCCTCCATGAATTCCCTATGGAACTTCTCCATGATAGAAGGGGGAGGCTTAACTATCTCTTTCTTCTTTCCAGCGGTGAAAGAAGCCGCCGAGGAAACCAGATCCCCTTGCGAAGCTTTGAGCAGAGATAACCCCCCCTTCCAGTCGCACCTATGGCACTTTGCATAACCCTCATGCGGATCAATAGAGAAAGGAGCCCGCGATGTAGAATCACAAAAGGGGCACTTCTTAAGCCTAATCTCTCCACCCTGTTCCAAGTATCGCCAGCCCTTAGAGTCCAAATACGATATTATATTATTCCTTAAGCTCATTTTTCACCCTTGTTAACAATAGCCCAATACCCCTCAAGGTCCTTCTTAGTTGGCATAGAACTTGCGCTTTTTGCGAATTTATTTATATTTCTCCTAAATGACATAAAGTCCAATGAGGCCATCTGTGAAAGCCACTCATCTTTGAAGTATAAATCTATCCGCATCTTAATATCCTCGAACCCAATAACCCCGAGAATCTCTTTTGCTACTTGGACTTCCTTGCCCCAATTTGCCACATAGGTGCCATAGCCCTTCTCCGCAAAAGTGTCCGCAAAATATCGAACTATCTCAACAGCTTGCGGGGACTTCCCATTCGAAGCGCCCCCTAGCTCTTGCTCGCTGGCGAATAGCTGCTGGATTTTAGCAGCGATATTCTTAGGATATTCGGTTGAGGCATTTACAATCTCGGTTCGCCATTCTTCCTTTAGGGGAGAATTCGGGATTGCAGCGAATCTCTTTTTCCAAGAGTTGACATTGCGCAAAGAATAGCTCTGGATGAATCCCCGGCGCACTGCTCGATTGAGAAAAATCAGTCCCGCCTTGGCATCGTGCTTTGCGAATCCGATCTTCTCTAGCGCCAAGATGTCGGTCGGGATCGAAATCTGGGCCTTTCGAGCGAGGCTTGGCAGCCCCTTGTCCCCTTGGCACCAGATAAGGCCCATGGGTGCGGCTGGTGGAGTCGCGGTCAGCAGGAAGAAATACAAATCCCTACTCTTGCGGGGAGCCGCAAGAAACTGCGGATTCGCCCATTCGTCAAGCAATCTAGCCCCATTCGCCATGCCCTGCCCCCCTCTGTTGCTTTTCCCGAGATAGGGGAGTGTTTCACGATTGCTTTCTTGGTTCAAACGATTGTCTTTGTTTTTTTGGGGAGTGGCCGCCTGAAGACTTCCTGCACGGGTGTCTCTATTATTTTTTTTGTGATAAAGTTAATGATCGAAGCTTAGCCAATTTGAAAGAAAAGAAAACTTTAAATTATGACATGCTCAAATAAATCGCTTATGATTTTAGTAGATTTCCCAGGATGGGCATACGCCCATAAGGCAGCTGCCCTTAAGCAAAATTTAATTAATTTTGATACCGAGATTAGATACCATAAAGAATTTAGTAAGGCCGCAGAGAGCAATGGCATTCGAGAGCTTCATCAATACGACGTGGCTTTATTCCTTGGATTTTTTTATTATCTTATTGATTTTTCGGGGGATAAGCCAATGAACTTCGGCTGTACATTGCAACCCATACACGCGAGCGAGCTTACTAACGTAGTATCTACTCTCACAAGTTGGCAATTCATGCATTCCGCCTGGGCAAATGTACCTAATACCGCAAGGGCCTATAAGAGATCGGGGGCAGTTTCGCCCTCCCTCTGGAAGCAGCTAAAAACCTGGGGGGTGGATTCCCCCGCGCTGTGCATGAACGGAGTAGATGAAAATAAATTCTGCATAGAAAAATCAACTGACCGAAAATCTAAAAAGCTACGTGTGGGCTGGGTGGGCTCGATCCGAAACAAGGCCAGTGGCCATACTATAGATTTTAAAGGATTCGATGCGGTACTAAAAAAAGTAATGCTCAATCTTTCAGGAGAAGATATCGAATTTGTGGTTCATCGCGTAAATTCCATGGATACCAATTCGCTAAAATCCCAAGACGAAATGCGGGAGTTTTACAATGGTCTAGATGTTTACCTCAGCACAAGCCACAAGTACTCTGAGGGAACACCTAACCCAGCCTTCGAGGCAAGCGCCTGCGGAGTCCCCGTAGTTAGTACGGTAAATGGCTGCATTGAAGAGCTGATCACTCATGGGGAAAATGGATTTATTGCTAGCGGATGGCAAACTGAGTTAGAAGCTAAAACTTCGGTAAAGGAGATTTGCGGCTTCCTTTCTAAGTTGGCTCATTCCGACGATCTTGTATCCGAGATGGGCAAAGCGGCCCGTAAGGAAATTGAAGAAAACTGGACATGGCGGCGCCGGTCTCTCGATTACCTATATTTATTTAAAGGAGTCACTGATGACGGCGCATAAATCCAGAGGTGTCGTATATGTCCTTTGTGGAAGCAGAGACTTGGACAATGGACATTTGGGAAACTCTATATCCAGTGTCCGAAAATACATAGGCGATATAGATATAAATGTCTGGTCCGACATCGATATACCCGACCTAGGTCAAGACCATGTGACAAAGTACAAAACTGTTAATTTTGATGAGAGAAGGGGGAACAGGAACAGCAGCCTCTTCAGGCTGCACGCCCTTAAAAAATCCGCATTCCGAAACACCCTATACCTAGACAACGATGTTTATGTAGTTAACAGGTTTATTAATAACGGTTTTGACATAGCGGAAAATTTTGGCATCGCTATGGCACAGAACCCGCGCAGATTTATTTTTGCTCCTACCGACGATCGCACGGCCTCCCCCATGGGGGACTTGGACATTGGCGCTGATGTGGGACCAATGGACCTTGGTGCGCTTAGGGAGATGCCTAGGGGGATGACAGCTTTAAATATGGGGGTAATTTTCTACAATAGTAAGTCTAGTTCTTTTCTAGATTGCATTATTGATGAACAAGAATTTATGCCCAGCAGGGGGCAAGCATCTTTAGCTAGAGCTATTTGGCGTAAAAAAACTAGCCCATATGCATTGTGCGAAAACTGGCTTGTCTGCAGGAGCGAAGTTAAGTGCGAAACGCCTATCGCCGTGCATGCAGGACACCCAGAAGTTAAACTATGGTGGGAGCGAGAATTAAAATGAGCTTCTCGACCATTGGTAATAATCCGTACTGGAGGCCTGGCGAACTTCAGGCTTGCGTTAAAAATTTTGGAGAAAATATTTTATCTGGGGGCGATGTCCTTATAATAAGAAACAACACCGAGGGAATAACGCTAAGTCAGTCCCTTCAATATTTATCAGAAGAAAAAAGAATGCACCCAAGGAGTTTTGTGGTGAACTCAATGGATGGATTTCCTTATACCGCTTGCAAGCTTGAGTGTTTTGGTAACTGGAAATCAAACAGCATACCGCACCCTAAATTTGTAGAATTCGCTAGTCGAGAACAAATAGAAGAATCTGGATTAGAGTTCCCATACCTGATTCGGCTAAACAACCTAGCAACGGGCGAAGGAACTTACCTTATAGAATCTGATGCCGATTTGGAGTTGTGTTTGCCGAAGTTGATTTCCGATAGAATGAGTCGAGGAGGCTACACACCTAGAATGTTCGCTGTGCAATTCGTGGACACCAGAAGAGAAGGCCGTCATATTTCATATCGTATTGCAGTTGCTGGGGACAAGGTGGTTAGTGCATATGCTAGAATTGGCGACAGCTGGCTAGCTATAACAGCCAAATTTAAAGAGTCCCACAAAAGCATTTGGCTTCAGGAAAATAAGCGAATACAAAGAATAGTCAAAGATAATAACGACGAGATATGCAGGGCCGTATCTTCTCTTGGCTTAGATCACCAAGGCGTAGATCTAATATTAGACTCAGAGGAAAATTTATACTTTATTGAGGTGCAACCTTTCTACTTCTGCGGAGACACCAACCGGACCACCCCGCCATTCTGGAACCCATACAAGCCCAAAGAGCTTGTTGACTGGCTGGTTAACGAGAAAAACGACTTGTACCGTGAAATCCCTGAGTACTACGACAACTGGCTCGACAAGGAAGCCCACTTTAATATTGCTTATGAAGCCCTGAGAAAGCGGTACGATGTTTGGTCCAAATCCAGATATAAAAATAAACCATGAGGTATCTTATTCTCATCGCGATACGCAGTTTATAAATACTTATCGCGATTTGAAAACCGAGCTTTCTGAAAAATTCAAACTCGCAGACTTCAATATTGCGCTAATCCCTGGAAGTGCCACCCTCGGGATTGAAGCATCCATAGCCTCTACCCGTAGACGGATAGAAGTAATCCCTCCCAAGGGCAAGTTCCACAAGAGATGGGCTGAAATAGCCCTGAGAGAAAATCCACTAAAAAATTCATCTTCATCGGGGGAGGTTCTCAAACTTGCTTGCACTCTCGAAACCTCTTCCTCTACCTATTATTCGGGAGGGGATATTTGCGACTGCGTAAGCTCTTTCCCTTATTACCCTATACCAAGCGAAGCTAAGATTTTTATTAGCTGCAGCAACAAGCAACTGGGCGGACTGCCCGGGATAGCAATTGTTGGTATTCGCCGAGGGTTCGAAAGCTTGCTAGGCGGCGGTCGCAATTTTTCCGTCCTAAACTTAGGCTTGCATCTAGAATATTCGAACCTTAACCAGACCCTAACAACCGCGTCCCCCTTGGTATTTAAAGATCTGTTAGATAGGGTTCGTGTATTTGATTTAGAAGATCTCGCATATAGAATAGAATCTAACTCGTCTATCCTTTGTGAGATATTTCAGGATTCAATAGTCGGCGATTTGAAGTCCCCAGCAATAACTATCCCCAAGTCTGAAGTTCCATACGAGATTGCTAGTCGCTGGCAACTATATGGTCTAAACTCTAACAGCCCATATTATCAGTTCTTTACATATTCAGGGGATAATTCTCAGTACGTAGAATTCGCAAAGGAGCTATCCGATGGTAGTTAGTTACGCTAATGACGGTGTTCGGTGGAGAGTATTCGAGCGTCAGATGCTTGAAAAGCACTTTGGCAATTTACGAGAATTCCAAAAGATTAAAGATCTGCCAAGTGCAGATGTTTGTTTCTGGCGCCCAAATACCGAATTTACAAGTGAGGATACTGCGAAAATTATTGCCGTTCGGGAATCAAGCTTCAGATTTAATGTCAACAAGCCTTCAGCTTTCAAGTATTCCCATGCAAAAGATGCCGCTTTCTCAAAATGGAAGGAATGTGGTATACCCTGCCCCGACTCGTTCGCGTTTGATTCGCTGGACGAGTTCGAGAAAAAACTTTCAATCTCGGGAATTGAGCCGCCCTATCTTATCCGGGTGAACAACGAAAATACAGGGAAGGGTTCTTGGTTAGTTCTGGAAAACAACGGCGCCCTTCGAGCGGCAAATGACTGTTTGGGTTTAAAGAACAATCCTTCGGTATCCACACCGGGGACTCGCGCCATGTGCGTGAAGCTGATTGACACTATCTCTGGTCGAAAGTACAATCACTCATTCAGGATCATAGTCGCTGGATCCAAGGTAATTTGCGGATACGCAAGGATTTCAAGTCGAGATGAATGGGTCGCAATCACCGGCAAGTTCCGCCCTGATATGCGCGAGGAGTTCATATACTGGAACAAGATGTGCCAAGAGTTCTGCGAAAACTATCACGATATGATAGTAGATTCAGTTGGAAGCTTGGGGCTAAATCATCAAGGGGTCGATGTAATAATGGACAAAGACCTTAACCCATATTTCCTAGAAGTGCAGCCGGGTTACTCTACTGGGTACTCAGATTGGGATCCTCCTTTTTACAACCCAAGCTACCCGGACCTTGTTAAGTTTCTTCAAGAAGAGGAGAAGCTCCTAAGAAAAGAAATTCCCGTGTACTATAATATTTGGCTAAATAAGGAAAAGGTTTTCGACATGGCTTATTCCTCCCTTAAGGAACAATATGAAAAAAGTATATGTTGATTTAGACAGTACGCTTAACAACCACTGGATAAGAATCCAAAAATGGGCACTGCCAAAGTTTCCCGGAAATTCAATTCACCCCAGTGCTTTTACTAGGGCGGAAATAATGAAGGATGAACCACTCCCTTATTCGGTAGAGTCGATAAGTGAAATATCAGAAAAGTCTGAGGTCCACATACTATCAGCTAGAAACTTTGAAGATGCATTTAGCATAACTGAAGACTGGCTAAATTTTCACAAATTTAAATTTGACTCTATTAATATAGTTAAGAGTTCAATTGAAAAGCCTAGATTCCTTTCTGGATTAGATGTTGATTTGCTAATTGATGACTTCTCTGCAGGTCAAGAATATGGCCCGTCTTATTTAAATTTGTATTCGGAAACAATTGATTTGCTAAATGAGCTTAAAATAAAATATATAATATTCAATGGTAGCTGGAGTGATGCAATGACCGAGGTTAGGAAAATTATAGATGAGCAATAAGTCGATTACAATGGTGATGGCACACCCCGACGATGAGATACTTTGGGGTTGGCCGATATTCTTTGACGATAGCTACGATGTCAAAATAATAATGTGCTCTACCGATGCTAACAATCCTGAAAGGGAATGGTGTAGAAGGAGGAAGGAGCCACTTCAGGAGCTTTGCCAAAGATATAATGTCCAACTCACCTGCATTGATTACAACTCCGGGTTCTACAAAACCCCATCCAGGCAGGCCAACCCTCCCCTTCTTGCCGACGTATACTCCGACATCGCGACGAGAGTGGCTGAAATAAAAACAGACTACATATTCTCTCATAACCCAATTGGAGAATATGGGCACTTTGACCACAGGATGCTCTTCAATATCTGCTTGGAGAATGCAAACGTCCCAGTCTTGATCACCGACATGTGCATGGAGAGCAACTGGCCTAGCTACGAGCAACTACCGAACAACTTAAAAATATTCTACCAAAGACAAATCAAAAAATGCTCAATGCCCGTGGCGGAGTACAGAGAAGCAAGGAAGCTTTACGCCGATGCTGGGGTATGGACTTGGAGCAGGGGCGAGATAGAAGACTGTGCGATTTTCCTTATTGATCCTTAATTTCGAATAGCTCTTTTTTTATCTTGCCGTTTTCCCGATGAATTTCGTATAGTTTGGTTTCCCTGCCGTCTGGTCTTTCGGCGAGAAGTGGGGTTACCCCAATCTCTATACATTGATTCAAAAGCTTATTAACTTCCGCCCTATCTATGCCCCCGCTTCGCTTGCACTGAATGAATAAAACCTCACCCTTCTTGAAGGCTATTAAATCTGCAACCCCCCTGGACTGCGCGGACCGAAAAACAAAATAGCCAGCTTTCTCAAAGATGTCCCTGGTCCTGTACTCGAAGGATCGACCTAGGACATACTGAGACTGCTTCTTCTTCTTTGAAGTGACCGCATCTATCCAGCCCTTTTCCCCCAAGACTTCTCGGCCCATCTTGCGAAGCTTGTGGGCCGAGATTTTATTCTTGGAGGCGTACTGGCCTACGTCAGAGTTGCCGTCTACGAACCCTTTGATTAGATCATCCTTGTTCATTTTGCTCACTCACCGGCCTTGTGGATCTAACGAGTCTTCTCCCTAGTGATTGAAGAGTTTTCTTTTTATTCCGGTTGGCCTTTTTCATCCCTCGCTGTACAAAGTTCGGGCTTAACCCTAGCACCTCACATATCTCTACGAACGAATAAGTAGGTTCACTCTTTATTTTTCCTCTAAACCAGAGTCGCGCATTTTTTTGATCCTCTGGTCTTTTGCTTGTTAATGCATCTTTTATTGCTTGAACAAGTACGGCCAGTCTTAAGCTCCTCTCAGGATTTTCTGGTTGATTATCGCCGCTGAAGGATAGGAAGTATAGATATGAATCATTTTCTACTTCGACGGGAAGGGAAGAAGTTGAGTAACTATGAAGATACTTGATCTTAGAACCACGATTGTGTTGGCGTTCCGCATCTAACCTAGCTTTTATGGCATCTTCTTCTTTTGCGAAATAACCTAAGTGATAAACACACCCGTTGCGCGTTAATCTTGCTCGATACTTTCTGCATCTAGCATCATAGTCTACTCCTTTTGGCATTTAGTCAGTCAATATAGCAACCTACGCAAAAAAAAATAGGGGGAGCAGCTTATGCCGCCCCCCCTATCGACTTCGGCAATGCTAATACTAGAAGTCCAAATCACCCTCGCTTGGGTTTGTCTTTTCGTTGCCGCCGCCATTTCGGGCGTTAAGGAACTGAACCTTATCTGCGCTAATCTCCGCAGAGATACGTTCGACCTCGTCCTTGCCTGTGTATTTGCGGTAGCGCATTTCTCCGCTAACCAAAACTAAGCTGCCCTTATTAAGGTACTTTGCGCAATTGTCACCTTGAGGCCCCCAAACTTGGACGGAGTGCCACTGGGTGTCTTCCTTGTCCTGCCCGTCCCGCGTCTTATATTTACGCGAAGTCGCAACGGGGAATGAGGTTACGCTCCGATCACCGTCCCCGATAGAGCGCTGCTCAGGGTCACGGCCAAGATTCCCAACGATTGTAATACTATTATAACTCGACATAACTATCTCCTATTCATCCCTCTAAAAGGGCACTTCCTGAGCAGACCCCTGCCCGGATTCCTTCATCTTCGCGGCAAGCTTATTAGCATCGGCCCTAGTAATTTGTCCGTCAATCTCACCTAAGAATAACGATATCGCTTTCTTAATATCCTCGTACCCGCAGTCTTTAGCCAGGGCCACGAGCTTGTTCTTCTCCGCCTTGTTAAGCGGCTTTTCTTTAGCCTCAGCACTTTCACCCTCTTTGACTTTAGGGCTAGTTTCCTCTGCGCTTTTGTTCTCTGCCTTTACCGGGGCAGGCAGCTCCTCGGGGGCGGGGGTCCCGCCTGCTTCCAGCCAGTTTTTTATTTTTTGCCCTATCTCATTGCTGAGTACAAATGAGCTATCGGGTGGGAACAAGGAAGTTCTGTCCTTTGTGGAAACTGCGGTATGTGTTTTCTGATCAATATCGAAAACAATGGTGAACTCGTATTCAAGTCCCTCACGCTGCACCGGAGCAAGGCCAACCTTCTTAGGAGCTTTCTTCCCTCGCTCGTTCTCCTCGATGACATACTCCTGCTTGCTGCGCATTGTAGCAATAATATGGCAGGAGCTTTGGAGCATCGAGTCAACTAGGGCGTTGTGCTTAGGAGTAATCTGACGCCAAGCAGTGAAGGAATTTGTCCCACGATCTGCGATCTTGCCTTGCTGATCGAGTAGCCCGCCGCTCCCCGCCCAAGCGTGAGAAAGCGAATCTATAATCACCACATCGAAATCATTTTCCTCGGCTGCCTTAACTGCCTCAATGAACTTATTAGGATCAAAAGGAGGCTCAATCGGGAAAACAAAATACTCGGGGATTCCGGGCTTTCCTGCCTCCATTTCGCCAGAGTGGTTCTCGGTGTCGATCAGCAAGATCTTTTCACCAAGCTCCCCCGCTAGCCGTAGTGCGCTATGGGTCTTTCCTGCGCCCGCAGGCCCGCAGCACGCGATGCGAGCCTTGGCATTTTTTCTTTCTGCTTTTACTGGGTTGAACTCTATTGTAGCCACTTTTACAGTCCTTTCATCCGCTTTGTCGTTAATGTCTGTATTGTCTTAAACTTCGTTGCTTTTTCCAATACAGCTTCTGGGATAAGGGAGTTATCCACAGTTTTTTTATTGAAGCTCTTCATTGTAAACTTCACATCTCCGCACTTCCCAGACTTTATCCCAAGGCTGCTTATCCTAGCAATAATTCTCGCCCTAAGATCCGAAGACTCAGATTTCATAAGCTTCTCTTTAGACTTAACTTCATCTAGATTTGCAAGCAATCCACATAGCTCATCTGTGTCTGGGACTTCTTCAACGGCCTTGTATCCCGAAAATTCCTCAGCGTAACCGCCCCAGCAGGTATCTGAGTATCGACAGAAACGGCAATGCCAATCGGAAGCTTCGTAAGGTCTATCGGGGAATGAATCTTCACCCTTCTGTCGGTGCTCTTCCACAACTTGGTGCAAGTCAATAACCTGCTTTAACACATCGTAATGGTAGGTCGTTTCTCCATTCCAAGTATTATAAGCAACCGCTTGGTCCATTTCCTTATCGTAAGTAATATTAACTTGGCGGTACTCGGAAGTATTTTTATTTTTTACGATAAGTACAGCTTGGTCGAAATCCATACCCCTATTGCAGAGGCCAACTATGTAAGCACAGCACTGCCCAATGTACCCAACTGGCGCTTCGTTGTTTAAGTTGTCAAATGCGAATTGGCCGAGACCTTTATGCTCGAACAACAGCGAGATGTCATCGGTCATAATAAGCCCATCGATATGACCATGCAGCATGCTGAGGGGGATGTCGCGCTTGCAAAAGTCGCAATGCCACTCCCCCTCGGGGGCTCCTTCTATCTCAGCTATATCCAGACCTAACTGATTGTGGGAAACCCTGTAATCGGTTTTCTTAAGCCAGTTAATAGTAACTTCTTCGTGAACATTACCGTCCTCGAAAAGAAGGGCCATCCGGCCCGAGTGGGGCCTCGCTTCGTAGCCGCGAGCTGCATAAGTCAGCGCTCTGGGGCATGCGCCAGAGTTAGATACCCTGGGGCGGTAAAGGAAATGTTCATCTTCCTTCGCTTTTTCTGCACGCGCCATTTGAGGTAAAATGGCATCTAGTCTCGGGATTTCTTCCATCCGCTTTCCTTGTCGTTGTGCTCTAATCCAAGAGATGATATATTTTATATTAAGTGGGCATTCTACTATACTCGAAATGGAATGCAACTCAAGAGAGGGTTTTATGGAATGGACATTTTTCTTACTTGGATTTGTAACCGGGATTGGCTCCTTGGGCCTTATGGTACTGGCGTTTGCCTTAATCGCCGGGCTCCGGGGGCACCAGAATCAGCAGAAGATGGCATCAGATGCCGCTTCTACTTTTCAGGACATTATAGCCAAGGCCGGGACTGCGGCAATGATGAACCGCGATGGTGGGAGCAAGCACTAAGTGGATAACCAGCACCTTCAATTCTTTGATGGCGTTTCCTATGTTGACAGGGTTATTAATCCCGTCGAAGTAAAGGAAGCACTAAGCAGCGCTACGGTTGAAACTATCGCCGAAGCCTTTAAGCAAGTTCGAGATGTTTTCCAAGGTTCTTGGATGAGTATGGCTGTTTGTGTAGGGCTGGCGCAAGAAAAAGCAGGGCCTGGCGAGTCCGTAACCGAAGAGCTTGCTAAGATGTTCGAGATGCACAAGAGCAGAATTTCTAGACTTGGGAAAATATACAGAGAAATACTTCTTCCCCGATTTGAAGAACTTGGGAAAGATGCAAAGTTCTACCTTAAGGAAATTTCCTTCTATGAAGCCGCAGCCGATGCGGCTACTAGAACCGGAGAGCCCGCGATTAAACTTCTCGAAATCGCTGAAGAGAATAAAATTAATAACCCTAAGTACTCGGTTAGAAAGTTTCGCGACGAGATGAAGCTTGAGGGCAGCAATAAGTACGAAAAAGGCGCCGTGTCGCTGGCCTTAGATTTTGCTAACTCCCTTTCCGAAATTGCCACTACCCCCGATGATGTGATTGCCACTTTCTTGGAGAACGCCGTGAATGCGGAGGGCTGGGTTGAAATTGCTCAAAAGATAAAGAATATCAGCGCCCACATTGAGTCCAAGTTCAAACCCCGCGACTAGCCTTAGTCTGGCCCCGTGTACAACCCCTCCCGAATGTGACTCGCGATACTTGGGCTGTCTACGATTTTTTGGATGATGTCGGGATGCACCTTCCCCGCCTTTGCCAAAAGGATATCGGGGTCCGTCTCAAGAACCTCGGCCATCGCGCAAATATAATCCTCGCTAGGGGGAGGAAGAAGATCCCGCTCCAGCTTCGAGAGGTACGCGGGGCTCATCTCTACCAGTTTGGATAATTTTCTTAAGGAAATTCCAGCGTCTTCCCGTAGGTTCCGAATGATTACTCCGAATGTGGATTGTGCCATAGCGCCCTCCCTGGGCTTTCGTTTGACGGGTGTTTTATCCTAGGCTACACCTTTGGACTTATTGGTTCAATAAACGTGAAATAGGCTAGCGGGGAGGGGAAGCGTGTTATACGAAATAACGGCGGCGGAAGATGTGGAAATTCGGGGCAAGGCGGAAGAGCGGCAGCTTAATAAAGAATCCCGGAACGTGCAAAGCAAAAGGTTTGATCCCAGCAAGTCCGATCTCCAGATTCACTTAGAAGGAATGCGGGCCGAGTTTGCGGCGGCAAGGCTACTCGGGGCCTCTCTCAACTGGGAGCTTCTGACGGGCGGCGACAAGAACAAGGGCGACCTCACCCTATCGGATGGTCGCACTGCTTCGGTGAAATTCCGAAAAAAAAGGGGCTGGGATTTCGCCCTGCAATCCGCGAACCCAGATGAGTTCAAGGAAGATATTGGAATCTTGGTGTACCCGAGCGACAAACATTTTCGTGCGCTTGATATTTTTGGATGGATTAGCCGAGAAGACTTTATCAAGAACAGCAAGATTCGCGATTATAAGTATGGGGATAGGCTGATCGTTGGCCCCGCAGGGATGAACCCCACCGCGTCCTTAATCGAGCAGCTCCGGTTAACCCAAGCTAAGCGCACTTAAGGGAAGTCCAACTTACTATTGGCGTAATCAGTTGCTCTATTGGTGAAGTTGCGCCAACTTTATAAAATATAACTACCGAGGATCTTATGCCCATTGTAAATAGGGAAATCATAATCAGAAAAGTCGCAGGAATAGGGTGCTCAAGCGACGTAAGCGAATCCAGATACGACACCAGTTCTGAGCAATATATGATGTTTGAACTATTATTCTTGTCTTTCCAAGATTTAATATCGAAAGACGCCCGAGATCGCGAGGCTGCGATGGAGTGGTTCGCCTCCGATGAAGAAGAATACTGCTTTAGCTTTAAGGCTCTGGCTGAAGCTATCGGCACGACCGCTGAAGAAATAAAGAAAAAAATAATAACCCCTGTTCTTAGCGGGGATCACGATCTCATATTGCGGATACCTAAGTTTGCAAAGGTCAATCGCAAGGGTGTACTATATGACCAATGAAGAAAAAGTATCAAAATAGAGCTGCGTCACTATTTTTATTTTCGTTGATATACATTCTATCCCCAAGCCAAGCTTCGGCGATTGTGGAACTCAACGAAGTTTCCTGCTCGAAATACCCTGCGTCTGTCGAGCGAGTTACCGATGGGGATACCTTGGTGGTGGATATCTACTTGGGGTTTAGTGTCACATTGGAAGATGTGAAAATCCGAATGTACGGTATTAACACTCCTGAATCCCGCACCAAGAACCTAGAGGAAAAATCAGCAGGCATCGCCGCCAAAAAAAGACTCACCGGGCTCTTGGCGAGAGCAAATCGTATTGAGCTTTGCGTAGATAAGAATAAGCCTCGCGGCAAATTTGGCCGTGTGATCGCTATCGTATTCGCGGATGGTATTAATATCAACCAAGCAATGATAGACGAAGGACATGCGGTCCCCTACTTTGGCGGGAAACGAGAGCCTTGGGCGCCCAGAAGCGGCAGTGGCTTCTGGGAAAAATTGGGACCAGCCCTAAAAGGGCTAGGCTACGTAAGCTAGGTCGCGCAATGTCGGATTCTAATAGTTCAGATGTCGCATTTGGCAACGCAATCAGCGAAGCTTCCGAAAAGCTTTTTGGAGAAGTTAGATCGAACGTGGCTGCGGGAGTGTATTCGGAAGAAGAAGGCTCACGGATCATAATGGGTGCAGCAATGTTTCTGATAAGGCTAGGGGATGCACTTGGAGAAGCAGATGGAAAGTTGAAAAATCCCTTCTTGGATTTGCACTAAATATTCCCCGCACCCTTCACGCACTAATCTGGGCGGATTTTTTCAAGAGACTAATTCCCCCCCCCTGCTCGACAAAAAATCCCCTCGCGATTTATCGGGCCTTAATAAGGTGCTAGAATCTCCACATGCCACTAACCAAACAGGAACAAATCCTCAGACTTGTCGATGCTTGCAGGGACTTGGGGTGGGAAATGGCAATCCCCCATGTTGAGCTGCTTGACGATGACGACGAAATCCCCGGTATGGTCATCGGCAAAGCAGACTACATCGCCCAAATCATAGAGATGCTCCCCGCGACTATCGATTTGCCCAAAGAAACAATTCATTAAATTCGCAACTACCGATTTAAGTATGTCCATAATCCGGCAAGCCATTAAAGTAGCCGAGACCTCCCGACACAGGCAACGATTTGGCGCAGTGGTCGCCAAGGGGTA